GCATGTACATGGCTAACCCCATGATGCCTAACAACACCAGCTTCTACATGGGTCCCCAAGCTGGTCAGGGCTACTTCCTGGCTGGTGAGCCTGTGATGCCTACTGGTGTTCAGTTCGAAGGTGTGAAGTTCTTCGAGTCGACCAACTTCCCCAACAAGAGCGTTCAAGCTTCCTTCGACAACGGCTCTACTTACAATGCAGAAGAAGTTGCACAAGGTTTCTTCTTCGGACCTCAGTCCATCGGTGTCGGTATTGGTGGACCCAACGCTCAAGTGCTCATCAATAACAACGATGACTTCAGCCGCTTCATCATCTTGATCTGGCAGCTGTACGCTGGTTTCGAAGTTCTTAACACCAACTTCATCACCACTGCATTCAGCTTCGTTGCTGATGATGGCAATCTGAACAGGCCCTGATCATTAAATAAATAAACTCATACAAGGATACAATCGATGACGTACAGAACATCTAAAAAGATCTACCCAGGGGACATGACTGAGCCCCTTAACGGGTGGTATCAAAATATCAGCATTTATGGACAAGACGCCCTAAATGCTTCTAACGCTGGCCCTACCTCAGTCCTGGCCAACCCCGGCTGGCGCTTCTTCCAGATGCGCGGTTATGTAGCCGTCACTAATACCAGTGGCCAAGGCTACGTCCAATCAGCCCAAGTGATCATTCCTTCACCTTATAAGAATGATCCAACTCGCGTTAACATCACCGGCATGGTGATCAGTGGCAATGCTGATCGTCCTGCTTATGTTTACCGCACAGCAATCTCCGTTGCTTCCGGTTGGAACGATGGACGTGTGACTCCTGAAAGGATCATCACTGAAAACGCTGGACAAATTATCGGCTTTGGCCCTGGCACTAACCAGAGCACCCCGATTAATACTTCCGGTACTGTTGAAGGTGCAAACCTCAGTGGCGTTTCCAGCGGCATTCCTGTTGGTAGCTTTGGCCTTGGTACTAATCCTCTGCCTTCTCAAACTGGTGTTCTTACCAGTGGAGATATCTACAAGGAATACACCTCAGGTCAGCAGTACTATGTGTTTGCTAAGGCAACCACTAACGGCACTGCCCTGGACGGTGGCTGGGCACTCTCTGATGCAGACTACGCTGCAGGCAACACCGGCTACATTGTCGTTGAAGTTTGCTTCATCCAGCCTGATGTAGCTGTTGAATACAGCGACATCGAACAGTACCTGCCCTACAAGACCGAAGGTCTGAAACCAGGCAATTACGGTAACTGATAAAAGTAAGTTAATATAGGACCAGAATAAAATTTTTGGTCCTATATGACTACGCCGACAATCCTTTGGAAGCATAAAAAAACAGGTGCTCACGTCCAAGTCGTTTCTGAATGGGAAGGCGGAGACTGGTACATGGTTAAAGATCAAGACGGTAAAATTTTTACCGTTTACTACAACGAAATTGAGAAAGATCCTAAAGCAACCAGCAAGATTAAAACTCAACAAGTTAAAGATGCAGCCAAAGGAGATGAACCCCGTGAGTTTCCAATTGATAATCGTTTAAACATCAATGGCGCGACTGCTCAGATGATTGCTGATCATGTTAAAGGAGTCGGTCTTAAAACTGCTAAGGATATTAAAGAGTTGCAAATGTCACTGTCGGGCGAAAGATTTAAGAGCTTAGAACAATTAAGACAGATTCCACGAGTAGATTGGGATTCAGTATTTGCAGCTGATCTAGTTCGCGTTTAACATAAGCCCTTCGGGGCTTTTTTTATTAAGTAGTTTTAGAATAAACAGATATGACGGGGTAATGTGTCGCAGCTTTCACAATTCAATAAAAGCCGTATCCGTTATCACCTGGGCTACTTTCTTGTTAGTGTCCCAGCAGGCGATTACGCCCGTCTAGAAGAAGCAATGAATTCCGTACCGGATTCAGTCTTCAATGATAAAATCATTTATCAACTAGGACGTTGTGATGCGGCTGAACGCAAGACACAACTCGCTTCTTACGAACCTGGCTTCACACCTCCCAGCACTCGAATTGAGGGCATTATTGGTGACGTTGATCGTACAATTAGATCCAGTACAGTCAAAGAAGCTTTAAGAGTTTGGGACGAAGTTTATCTCTACGAGACGAACCGACTTGCATACATTTTGTATGTTCCCAACTATAAAGATCCAATGCAGGCTCGATATCGATACGAACGATCTGGAGCTGAATTTATTCAATCAATACCGGGAGTTGCGGATACCGCAGTCGGTGCCAACATCTATCTACATCGAGTTTATCGATAGGGGTTCCAATGAGTTTTCAAGAATTTTTAAATAAGGCAGTTAATGAAGCCAAGTATTTTGGCGGCACGCCTATCTATAAGAACCCCTATGGTATTTTCAATCCTGTGAAAGGGCTTCTTAACGAGGCAGAGTATATTTTAAATACACCAGCTAATCAAGCTCCTTACGATTTAAGTAATAAGAATAAAAATATTGTTCCTGATGCCAGTAATCCACAAGGCCTAATCCAAGGTGGTATCCAAGGTGATGTTGGTATCGACTTTGATGCAATTAGGGCATATCAAAAACAGATCCCCAGGCCAGTTACGACAGAGAATGGTGCACTAACTTCCAGTGCACAAGTCCAACCAGCTGCTGTAGATCCTTCCACACAGTTGCCACCAAGCGCTGAGCAAACCATGGTGGATCCGACTGCGTATGCGTTACAGGTTTACGGCCAAGGCCAACAGGCTGCTAAGAGTAAAGAATCCATGGATGCCGTTAGGGATCTTGGCTTAGCAATTCACCGCCAGAAATATCCTGAGATGTATGCCGACAGGGGAGTTGTCTCCATGTCACCCAGCGTCAGGGCAACCTTCCCTGACAGACAAACAAATTCATTAGAGAACTTTGTTACTGAAGGCTATGTACAAGAGCCTTACACAATGATTGATAATGAATCTATTTCTGCATTAGCAAGTAACGATGCCGGTGAATTAGCAAGCAGTTTCCAGTTTGCAAATATGTCACCAGAACAGAAGCAAGCTTTAACGTTTGGCGCTGACATGCAAGGTGCAATGCAAGAGCAAATTGCAGATGACGATGTCAGAGCACGCATTGCAGAAGTCGAAGCAATGTTGACCGATCTCAAAAGGAAGGCTAAATAACCATGCAACTCGGTGATCTCGATAAAGCTGCTGTTATACGTACAGCCAAACAAATGGGAGTGGATCCCAACGCTTTGGCTGGACTAATCCATATGGAATCAGGCTTCAGACCTAATGTCTGGGGTGGTGACGGGGGGAACTATCGAGGCTTAATTCAGTTTGGACCTGGTGCTCGGTCTGAAGTTGGATTACCTAATCGTGATATGACCATTGCTGAGCAAATGCCTTATGTCAAAAAGTATTTTGACCAACGTGGTTTTAAGGCTGGCATGTCACCAACACAGATGTACCGAACTGTTTTAGTCGGTAACCCTTATCAATCTGGTACGGATTCAAATGAAACTAATAGTGACACCACAGGTGCGCAAATGGGACCGGGTGGCAGTCTCTACAAAATGGGACAGAAATACTTAGGAACTGAAGGTATGGACATGAGCAATATGTCACAGGCATCCTTTGGATCATCAATGAATCCACAGGATTACCTGGAACTGTTTCTAGGTGGAGGATCTACTGGTGATACGGTCAATATCTACAACTTTGGAGAAAGGTTTCGTCAAGATCCTAAGCAAGCAGTAGAGGATACAATCATGGAAGGCGTTTTTAAAAATGCTCTACAACGCAACCTAAACAATAATAATGTACAAAACGATTTACTCAAAAACCTAACCGGAGGTGGCTTGGTTGATAAATACATCGAACAACAGAAGAGTCAAATGGGCGGTGGCTATCTGAATCCAATGTCATACCTTGGCATTTAATTGCCCTAAAATAAAGCAATAGAATACTGAGCCAATGACATCCACTAATACCAATAAGCAACCAGTATTTGTTGACAGGCCATTAATCACCTGTTCACGAATTACTTCTGAAGTTGTTGGTAATGCAAATACGTTGTTTGTTCAAGGCGGACAAGCACCTGTCCTACTTGTTGACATGGACGCTACGCTGAGCACCGATAACAACAGTGGTGGAATTATTGATGCGATCCGCATTCAACGAGATAATACTAGTGTTGCAGATAATCCTGATTACACTGTCAACACAGCAACATCAGGAACCTATATCGGTTTAAATGCGGGACAGGTAGTTTATATCGAAGAGACAGGAGTATTAAGCAACGCATCTCAAGCTGGTGTTGGATACTATACCTTTACAGGCACAACTGCATCCGGTGGAGTTAATACCGATATTACCTATAGCACCGCAGGTGGTTTTACTTATATATCTCCAAATCAAACCGTAGCTCCCAGTGTTACCTTTGTTGCCTATTTAGTTAACGGAACTGAACAACCAATCCCTGGTAATGGTGATTACAGAATCCTGTTTTCTAAGACTTTAGGCGAAGGTGTAATGGCTGCTGATTGCAGTGATGTAATGCCAGAGAGCACTGTTCCTGTGCCTGTGGAAGGAAACACAGCCGGACTTGGTGATGCAACTCCACTGAAGAACCGTGTTGTTGTTTTACAGCGAGGCCAACGTCTTTACATGGGTGTTCAACAACGAGGCGCGTACAATACACAATCGGGTTATATCCCAGGCGCTCATGTAACAGCACAAGGCGGTTTCTATTGATATGGCTAGAAGGAGACCGGGAGGCAACTTCGGGAACTTCGGTAAGGATTCTTTTGCCAAAATAGAAAAAGTAGATATCGGAACTAAAAAATATAGAGTCTCACCAGTCAAAGGTAACTTTGGTGGCAGTATCCCTGATGCCCTCTATACCAGCGATCGAGAAGCTGCCTGGTCACGCTGGAGACGAGGCTGGGAGCTAGCAACGTCTAATGGCGTAGAGCGACCTTTCTTTTACAAATTCGCTTATGAAATTCCACGGGGAACACTTCCTATCGTTGGAAATCGCCCACCTTTTATTAGTGGTTCTTTACAGGGATTTGTCACTGAAAACAAAGAATATGGTATGCATTGGGCTGGCAAACTAGATGCAGGTAATTTACGTTTTGATGGATTAAGAGATCAAGCTGGTACGTTACTAGCAATCTCTGGTGAGATACCGAAAACAGATACCTTTTTAGGAAGAGGACAAGACAACCTAAATTTCTGGTACGTTCAAGTTAGTGGAACATTCTCACAACTTACAATCTCAGGTGTTTCGGGACCGCTGCCACCTCCTTTATTTGTTGGCATTGGTGGCCCACAGGGGATTAAACCAATCAACGGTGACATTTTAGAAGATACGATTGTCACTGTATCGGGTCAGGCAATTGATTCAGATACACGAGATCCTGCAACAGGAAAACGTTATGGATATATGCAAGCAACTTTAATCAATCTTGATCAAAACAAAGGGGTCCTGCAACTCGCTAAACGAGGATCAGTTCAGTCCACGATTGATGGTGTCTTACAAACTCCATCACGTATTCCACCAGAACCAGGACGTTTCTTTCAAACAGGAGCACGTTACTCCTGTAGTTGTCAAGATTTTATGCGTCGTAATTATGCCTATATTTCTAGCCTTGGTTTACGCAAAGGTTATAAATTTGCAAAAAGCAAAGTTGCAACAGTTAAACCAGGCCGTTATGAAGAGATGGTCCGTAGAAATGAACGAGGAAAAATACTCGTTGCTGCACAACAAAAAATCTTTAATGATGCTTTAGACAATAAAGAAATGCTTATTGTCTATCCCAGTGGTGAAGGGCCTGTAGGAGCATTTCGTTTTGCTCCGACTAGTGCAGTACTGCCCACTGGATTAGTTGGCAAGAATATTGAAGATACTGATTCAAGATATCGGGATCTCCCAGGAGTCTTTGCTGACTTTGGTGGCCAATACCGTAGAGGATTTGGAGATAAGCTGGAACCCAGTGGTGTAGCAGAAGGTATGCCCAAGTATGGAGACTATAAAAAATTAGATGTTAATGGCAAACCAACAGACAAAATTAAAGAGATTAATGACTACTGGACGTACACCTTAGATGAATATAGATACTGCAAACACATTTATGCGATGCGTTATGCAGACGGACAGTTTCCAAATGAGCCTTCTGACTATCCAGTTGATGCTGGATCGATAGCTAAATGGGAAGATAAACTAGTAGCTGATACACAAAAAAGTCAAAGGAAAGCCTTTGAGCGACTGGTTTATTACGGCATGGGCTATATGGATACACCACCTTTCAATCTGCAATCACCCATGATGGGACCGATGGTAACCAGGTTAGTTAACATCCCACAGCCTCTCATTTTGATGCAGAATTTCAACATGATCGATCAGCAAGGAAATGTTTACAACGTAGCCACCAGCGGCAAACCTGCAGTCACACCGCAACCCTCTGGATTCACCATTGCTGATTGGGATTTTAGAGTCAACTATGTGATTTGACTTGCCACTGGTTAACCTTTATAATGACTTTATTAAGAAGACATAAGTCTTTTTAATTAAAACAAGTTTAAGAACGTTGCCGGTAACGGCCTGTGACTATAGTTCTACTAACGCCCATCTTCTATCATGTTTACCCGGACTCCGAGTGATCAGGAGATTCTTGATCAGGTTTTCTTGCTATCGTCGATGCCCGGATTCAAAGACGTTGCTTGGCTGCTGAGCCTGATTGCTACTTACGGCAAAACTCCTGAAGAACTCGATGGCTTCACCTGGAACGAAGACGGAAGTATTAATATCAACTCCAAGAAAAAACCGATAAAACCTTTGCACCCTCAGTGGGCAATCATTTTACAAATAAGAGAAAGGCAGCCTTCCAAACTGAAAGGCCGCTGGGTCCCCCTCACCCGGAAGCTAGAGATGACATTAAAGTCTAGTCATCTCCGCCTCACCATTGACCATCTCCTGGCAGCGCACGAACACCGCAGGATTAATGACAAATGGTCTAAACGGCACGCGCAGAAGTCTGGTTGCCTCGTTGCTGCTTAAGGATTTCTCTGACACGAGGAACGTGCCAATAGAAAGTGTCCTGTGAGCGAGTACCAGGACCAGCTCCGTAGTGCGTGCCGAGCTTGAAAGTACCTTGCTTTCGCATGCGATGCAAATCTTTGCGGTCAATTTCCAGAATCCTTTCAGCTTTGGAAACCGGAACCCAATAGTGGAACTGCATAGTTGGTGAAACTGGCTACTGATTTAAATTAGACTTGCGTTGAGTAATGTCAAGCGAAGAAACTTAAGAGAATA